TGAACAGTTGTTTCTCCATGTTGAGCCGTATTAAGTTCAAAATCAAATAATTCAACTGTTGTTTTAGCGTCAGCATTTTGTAAGGTCTTTTGTAAATTAAAACCACCTTCGCCTTCTGCGTAGTCAGCGACCCAATAATTAACAACGCAATACAGCATTGATTTATGCGGTTACAGCTTTAACAACAGCAAAACGAACAACAATCGCTTCACTTAATGATCCTGCTGAAATATTAGTGACATTGATTGATGCTGAACCTGCTGCCGCTTGTGCGTTCAAGGCATACTTTCCTGCGGTACCAGCAGAGGCATGATTTAAAACGACAACATCAGTTGCCGCAATTGTTGAGTTTGTAAGAGTAAAAGTAACAATGGCATCAGCCGCTAAAGCAGCATTATTTAGTGTGACTGTTCCACATTTTTTGTTTAGCGTAACTGCAGTCGATTTCGAAGTAGCTTGCGTTACTGTTCCACCGTCACCGGTTATATAACCAGCCTTGTCGGTGTTTAAATTTGTAAAATTAGCATCAACTTCTGTATGAGTTAATGGTGAGCCCTTTCCAGCTCTGGTGACTATTGTGCTCATGCTTCAAAAACTTGTCTAAATGTTGTTGATATATTAGCCCTATTCTCGCTCGGTATCGACCTCGACCATTGATTACAAACCCATTTGTAAGACGTTGAAGAGTCGGGAGGTGTCCAAGAAAAACTAGCACCATCGGCTGCCCTGTTATCTAGAAAATCAGTAATAGTATTAGCTTCAGTTGTAGAGATGTTATTGAATTGCAGATTCCATTCTTTAGGATTTTGCCCGAGACCTACGTTCACTCTGATTTCGTAGCCGTCGCCCATCTGCGAAACCCTTGTCTTGGGCTGGCTTTGTTGGCTTGCTCCATAGTCAGGAGAGATAGCAGGAAAGTTTGCCATTAGGTCGCTAATAAACCGCCGGGCCGTTTCTGAACACCAATTTCCCTAGTAACTGCTGCCGATATTGCACGACCTAGAGCCGCCGCTTGCATTTCGTTTCCTTCTACCTGTGACCCACCTTTTGCATCTACATTGACAACAACAGAAGTATTACCGCCTAATTTATGGTTCGGGGTGATGTGACCGCCTTTACTACCCAGACGTAATAATTCAGGGCCACGCTCTCCTACTAAATAACTTCTACCAGCCCCAACAGGCCCACCCATTGCTTTAGGTGCAAACTCTCCCGCTAAATTCCCAACTTGCGTTCCAATAGACGGGCCTTTAAATAAACCACGCATAAAATCAGTAAACGGCGCGGTGATTGTTTGCTGTATTGCTATACGGATCATATCTTTGATAATGCTATCTGCTAAATCCTTAAACGCTAATTTGCCAGTCATCACAAAATTCACCAACGTATCCTCCATCTTTTTAATTCCTTTAATCACTACATCAGCCATTTTTGAACCAACATCAGTTAATGAATCTTGGAATGAATCAAGTTTCTTTTGACCCTTTTGACCAAATGCACTAGTTAAACTCTCATTTACATCGTCACTACTTTTTTGTAATCCTTTTAATTTTTTTACTTGACCGTCTAATGAAAGCGTGACTTCTTCGATTTCTGGTTTTACAGCTTTTAGCCCTAATTCTTTTTCGACATAAGTAGCAACGTTCTCCTGAAAAACTTCGTTTATATGTTTTTGAAGTAAATGTCTCCAAGGTTTAATTTCCCCTATTAAATGTTTTGTGTGTAAATCTCCGCCAAAAAATTTGGGTATGTCTTCGGCGGTATATCTTCCCGCTTCGGCTTTTGCTCTTTGTATTGCTTCGGAATTTGGGTCGTACATTCCACGACTATCAATACCTTTTGCATCAAGCATTAATTGATTCCTAACGTCTTTAAATTTGTCCCCCGTTTTAACTTGAATAGTTGCTAAATTGCGCTGATTTGCAAAAACTGCATCAAACCATTCCAAAATATTTTTCAAACTGTCAATAATCCATTTAAAAACAGGCTGTAAAGCTATTTCGATATATTTAGCAAAAACGACCATATCATCACTAATTGCATTTAAACCATCAGTTACAACCCCAAATAATTCAGTCGTTCCCTCTACTAATGGTTCCATAAACGGCTCAGCCGCCCTGCCTAATGCTTCATTAAAGTCTCTGACCTTTTGACCTAACGTATCAAACGCACCCGCTAAACCTGTTGCTGCGGATCTTGCCGCGCCCTTATAACTTCCCTCAACGATCCTAAGAATTTCGGCTTGCGCTTTCATTTCTTGCCCTGAGTTATGCAACTCAAGAATCATTTCTCGTTGTTGTTCCGTGAATATCACACCTGAACGAGATAAAGCCGTTAATCCTCTTGTCGGATCACTTAAAGCTTTTGCTAATTGTAAGAAAGAACTTTTTAAATCAACTTGGTTAATCTGCGCTAAATCCGCCGCTGTTTCTGCTACCCGCCCATAAGAATCAAGACCAATATTTTTAAAACTGGTTAACAGAGAAAAACCTTTTTGAAATGCCTTTTCATCAAATAAAGTTTTAAACCCTAACTCATCAGCCATAGCTCGAAGAGCCTTCGCCGCCTTTGGTGCGTCAGTGCTGACCCTCGTTAATCCATTACTTAACGTTGCAAAATCTGCCTCGCGTTCTGCTAATACATCAAAGCTTTTCCTTAGTGTCTGTACTGCTACCGCTGCCCCACCTATTGCCACCAATGGGCCAAGTAATCCTTTAAATGCTCCCGCTAAATTCTTCGCTCGACCTTGAAGCCCCTGCATGGAGTTACCAAGAGCCTTGATTTTATTTTGCCCTTTGACATTCGCGGCGATAGTGATCCCATACTTGCTATTACCAGATCCGGGGATTCCTCTAGCCATTATTTACTGACCTCCTTATTTAAAATTTCAATCGCTCTAACCTCCATAACCTGTAATTCTTCAATCACCGATTTGAGATCACTATACTCGTATAGCTTAGCAATGGCCAATACTGAGTCGTAGC